TACTTTTTAAAGTCAAGGTAAGTCTTACCGGGATTCTACTCCCGGTACTACTTCAACTATTGCATCCTATTTCTAAATGCTTGTCTGTCCATAACCTTATTTCTTTACAGGTTTCTTTCCGCCTTTCTTACATCCCACAATTAATCCTCCTTATAACTTTTAATTTTACAGTACTTCAACCAAGAATAATGTTTCCTAGTCTCAGGGTAAGTGTAGTTATCATCATTATTGTGAGCTTCCTCTTCAAAGCTAACATCGTGATATACTACATCTTGCTTGTCAAAGAATCTAAGTAGTCTAATAATACAGTACTCTATTCCATACCATAAGTAAAATGGTAACCATAGCATCTCTTGCATCTACTTCAAATGAATCTTCTCGTGATTATATTCTTTAGCATTTATTTTAGATGCATCTCTAGTAAATATTAAGCCAAATAGATTTATATATTTATAACCCTTAAAAGGTATCCATTTATTCTGTATTACCTTCATATTATTTCTCTCCTGCTACTTTTATAAAATAACAATCTAATTTCTTCACAAAGCCACCTGTATTATCGAGTGCGTATTTGATTGCTCCCTTATCTATTCCTAATCTTCTAGCAGCTTCTCTCATAGAAGGATATTCTTCAATTCTGCCATCCGTAAATAAAACCTCTAAACTTACTCCTTCTGGTCTATTACTATAATCACTATACCGTTTAATCTGTCCTTCTGACAAATGGGATTTCCAAATCATCTGTTTATCTGCAGAAACATCAGTAAATCTAGGGATCGTATACCCATTTTTATATTTACGTTTCATTGCTTCTGACTGTTTTGGTTTTGGTTTGCCAGTATTAGCTTCTCTTACCTTCTCTACTATTTCTGGAGGGATTTTCTTACCAGTATGAGCTTTGCTTATCTTCTACTTGGTTTCTTCGGATAGATGTTTGCCAGCAGATGCAGCCTGCGGATCAATATTGTATCCAAACTCTCTATTGGCCGAATTATAGTAATCTATGTATTCCTATTCTAACTTTAAACACTAATCCGGCTCACAGTACTCTAGTGCTTCAAATATCAGATATTCTTGATATTTATTCCAAGCGTTCTGTAAATGTTGATTGGGATGTCTATTAGCTTTAAGATTTCTTTTATGTTCCTTTAATCTTCTTTCTATATTAATAGAGCTACCAATATATCTTTTATTAGTTTCTTTATTATATATCTAATATACTCCTGCCATAATTATTTACCTCTTGCTGCTTCTGCATTAGTTTTATTCCTTAATGCTGTTCTAGCTTTAATTCTTTCTCTTTCAAGAGCCGCATCATCTTTTTGTTTTTGGATATCTTTTTGAGCTTGCAATTTCTGTTTTTCAAGTTCAATCTTCTTATCCTCTATCTCCTTCTTCAATTGTTGTTCACGCATTTTAGCATTGAACTCAAACTGTTTAGAAGCTTCTTCTGATGCTTGCTTTCTCTCTTCAAGTGCTTGTGCTGCTATTTCCATAGTATCTGGAATACCATTATCATTCTGGTCTTGATCTTCCAAACCTCTATAAGCATTAAGTTGAGCTACTGTAATCTTAGTTGCATTATTCTGGTCAATCTCATATTTCTTAAGATCCATTTCTGCTTCTTTGATCATTAACTCTTCTTCCTTAACCTCATTCTGCATTTGTAACATCTACTGTTCACGTTCAGCTTGTGCTTGTTCCATAGCTTGCTGTTGTTCCATACGTTTCTGTTCAATTTCCTCTAATCTATTTTTGATCATAGTAACATTGTCCAGAGTAATGATTTCAGCAATATCTAATAAACTAGCACCATTCTGCATGGCAGGTTGCATAAGATTCTTAAGGGCTTCTATCTATTGTTGATTCTTAGTAGTATCTTCTACAAATATATCAAAATCTTCATAGAACATATCATCATTAAGAGTCATAAATGCTCTAGTAGCATCATCAAATACATACTGTAAACTCGTTTTACTATCCTTCCAAGCATACTTAGCTGTATTTAATAGCATGATCAAACACTCTCTCTTTACTTGGTTATGAACCCAAAACCACGGCTCTGTAATATGAGCTGATTGTACTACAGATCTTTCTACATTACCTACTAATTCATTAGATGAAATAGAACCTTCACGTTGTTTAGATACACCAGTTATCTCTGACAACATGGCTTCTATCTTATCCATCAATGCTATATACTGATCAATAGTATTAGCCATAGTAAGATCTAATGCTGTGATCTGATTGAACTATGACGGTTTACCACCTTCTCTACCTGGTATATCCCAACCTTCTTCATATGGGTTGATGAAGTTAACTCCAAGTGCAGATAAGTAATGCATCCACTTAGCTACGTCTATATTCATAGACTTAGGAATCTAAGTAATATCCATATTTACTACTTTACCCTTATCTCTTGACATAGCAAGTTCTAGACGATACCAAAGTACAATATACATGTACTGTAATGGTTTCATCATACTTACTAATGATCTAGGTCTACTATTGGTATTATTGTATATTACTCCAGTATATGGCAATCTTTGCGCATTAGGATTATCAGCAGATACGTGTTGGTACTCAATAGGACCCATACCAAAGTAAAGGTCATCTCCAGCTCTATATCCTTCCCATGTCTCAATGATCCATTTCCATTCTACGCT